TTAGGTGTTACTCCTGATGATGCACAAGCAGTAACAGTTAACTTCCGTCCTGCTGGAGTCCCAACTTTCGATTTTAGTCGTTCATAATAGTTACGGAATCGGAATGTTCCATAAGCCCTGCCTTGTGCAGGGTTTTTTCTTGTCTATTAGGTTAGAATAAAATTGTATAAATTTTTATCATGACATCTAGTCCTAGATCTACACGATCACCGTTAAGAGCAATAGATCGACTTAAGAAAGCTGCAAATTTAGAAGCAACAAAAAAAGAAGTTACTTTATCTGATGGAACAGTATTTGAAATGTGGGTTGCTCCACTAACGATGGCAGAAAGAGAAAGAGCACAAAAAGGAGCTAAGTCTGATGATGCTAATGAATTTGCATTAAGACTTTTGATGACAAAAGCACAAGATGAAAATGGTCAGAGGTTGTTTAATCTTGGTGAAATTGATGTTTTAAAGAATGAAGTAAGAGATTCTGACCTTCAATCTTTGATGCTTGCTGTTATTTCAGAGGAAGAGGAAGAAAATATTGACCCAAAATTCTAAGTGCGGAGATTAGAAAAGATCCTTTGTTAATGCTTCAATTTGCTGTGGCAAAGGAATTAGGGAAATCTTTATCTGAGATCCGTCAGTTAACGATGAATGAAATATTGGGTTGGAGTGCCTATTTTCAAATATTGAACGAAGATCAAGAAGAAGAAATGCAAAAAATCCGTAGACGCAGGTAAACTAAAGAGACTGGAGGGAATTTTACTGTGGCTGACCTGACGCAAAAGATACAGCTTGTTGTAGAAGGTTTTAAGAAAGTAAAAAATATTCAGAGAGAAGTTCAAAAAACTTCTGATCTTGTAAAGGAATTAGCAAGTGATTTTAGACAAGTAGATAGAGGTATTAGGGAGAGTCAAAAGACGTTAAATAGAGTTGGTAGAGATCGTCCAAGAGATGCAAAAGGTCGATATAGCAAAGATCCTGATAGAACGATAAGAAATGTTGCTACGTCAAATGAAGTTAATTTAATTAAGAAGAGAGGAACTCTTCTTAAAATAAATTCAGCTTTAACAGCTAAAACAACAGCTTTAATTAATGCAAAAACAAAAGAGTTAGATCTTGATAAAGCAAGACAAAAATCAGTACAAACTGAATTAAGATTACAAGCAAATAAAACTTTTATTTCTAGGAAATTAATAGAAGGAAGAGCTGCTGGGTTAAGGCCAACAGGTTTTGGATTAAGTGAGAAACCAGATAGTGCAAGAGGTAAAAGAAGAACTGAATTAAATCAAGCTCTTGATGCACTTGAAAAAGGTTTTAATGATTTAAACGTAGAAGGTAATGAAAATGTTGCAACATTTAGAGCTTTTGGTTCTCAAATAAGTCGTACAGTTGAAGAATTAAATGCTTTAAATAGAACAGTTGCAAAAGGTTCTATAGGATTTGAAAAAGCAAGAAGATTACAAGAACGATTAGATGTTGTTGATCCTGCTAAAGGTGCTAAAACCTTTAAGAATAAAGCGGCTTCTGCTTTATCTCCTACAGCAGCTCAAATTCAAACAGCAAGGGATTCATCAGCTAATCTTCTTAAAGCCGCAAGGTCAGGTGATCAGAATCTATATAATGCAGCTTTAGCAAAAGCAACTGCACAGGTTTCACGTTTAGAACGTGCTTATAAAGAAGCTGAAACGGTACAAAAGAAAGCATCAGACCACGATAAAAAAGCACAAAGACGTTTAAGAAATATAAGAAAAATTAGACAAGATCGAAATGATAGAACAAGAGAAAGCTTAATGCTTGGAGCTGGTTTTCCTCTTCTCTTTGGTGGTGGAGTTGGTGCTGTTGCTGGTGGTATTGGAGGTGCTCTTGCACAAAGAGGAGGAAAAGGTTTTGGTGCTCAAATCTTCTTTAGTGCAATAGGTCAACAATTTGACGCTCTCATCTCGTCAATGATTGGTAGTGCGAAGAAATTAGGAGATGCTTTAGGTCAATACACGCAAAATACAGAACAACTGGTTACTTCTTTAGGTCTTGCTGGAACAGCAGAAGGGCAAAGAATTGAAATTATTAGAAAGTTACAAGGAGAACAAGCTGCGTTTAACGCTGCACTTCAAAGATTAACGTCAGTTGTTGGAGCAGCAGGAGTTCAAAGGTTGAAAGATTTTGGGGATAAATGGCGTGACATTATGATGAGTTTCCAAGAAAGAATGGTTAAACTTCAAGCGGCTTTAGCAGGTGTATTAATTGTTGTTGATAAAATCATAGGAACTTCAAAAGTTGCAAGAGAGGATCGGATATTAGGTTTTGCAAGAGAATCTGGTGATGCAAATCTTAAAGGTCTAGTTCAACAATATGACCAAACACCTACAAGTTTTAAATTTAGAAAACAAAGAGAAGATTTAAAAGGTCAAATCTTAGAGCAAGCAACTCCAGCTTTTGCACTACAAAACGCTCAAATTTCAATAGATACTGCTTTAATGGGTGAAAAAGAATTATTAAAAACTAAAAAAGAACAATTTGAAATAGATCAACGTATTGTTGAATTGAAAAAAGGAGGAATGAATGAGGCATTAGCAAGTGAAATAGCAAAATTAGAACAAGTTTTTAATAAAGGAACTACTAATTTAGAACAACAAAAAAAATCATTACAGCAACAAATAAGAACCAATGGTTGGACTGATGAGCTTGGAGTGCAGTTAAAAGAAATCAATAAAGCTTTAGAAGAAAGGGTTAAATTATTAGGAATGTCAACAGAAGAATTAAAGAAATATCTTGCTACTCAAAAAGCAGTTAAAGATGAATCAGACTTTATAAAAGTAAAATGGGAAGACATTAAAGAAACTATTGCTAGTGGTTTAACAAGTGCAGTTGAAGGATTAATAGCTGGAACGAAATCATTAGGTGAATCATTAGCTGGAATTGCTAAATCAATTGCAAATATGTACTTGAAAGCAGCATTTATGAATTTGTTGCCCACTAATTTAAAATTAGCAGAAGGAGGTTATATCTCTAATGGCATCAAACCGTTTAGCTCAGGCGGAATGGTCACAAGACCAACCGTAGGACTTATAGGAGAAGCTGGAGAAGATGAGTACATTATTCCTGCATCAAAGATGGCTGCAAGTATGCAACGCTATTCAGCAGGTGCTAGAGGCGAAGCTGTAATCCCTGGTACTGGTTCGTCTTATGCAGGTGGAGGTACAGGGGGATCTACTACTGTTAATTACTCTGGTCCAATATTGAGCTTCAACTCTGAAGAGTTTGTTCCTAAGTCTGCTGTAGGACAAATTATTGCAACAGCTACATCTCAAGGTGCTAAAGCTGGAGAAAATAGAACTTTATCTACACTAAGGAATAGTAGAAGTACTAGATCGAGGTTAGGAATGTAATGACTGTTGTTGCCTTAACCGCTTTTGTTACCGTCAAACAAAAAAATGGATCAGTAGAGCATCGTTTTCAAAATGGAAGACATAGTCATCCAACACAAGGGAATAAAGTTGATGGATATGATTATTTGTCTTTTATTTATCAAGGAGCAGCAATGAATAGATCAGGAGATAATTTAGAAGCTTCAATTATCCTTGCTAACAATCCTTTGAGTATGTCTTATGTTAAAGATTTTGTAGAGAAAAAATATTACATACAGGTTGAAACTTTTTTGATGACTGCTGATTTTAATAAAGATACTGCTGCTAAAAATGGAGGCAGATTAACTGGTGAATATTGGTTGGCTGCTGGTATGAGATACGATCCAGAATCAATTGAATTGTTATTAAGTTCTGCTATTGATGCTGTAAGTGCTAACGCTCCACAACAAACACTTACTAAAAGTAGGTGTTCTCATCTTCCTTTAACAGGTCAATTACAAAATCTTTGAAGCCTTATGAATTAATAGGACTTGAATATCGTTTAGGGTCTGATCCTGTTAAGCATGGAACGGGAGATTGCTTGTCTTTGGTTCGTACAGTATTAGGTCATTATGGTTTTACTGTTCCAAAAGGAAAGCGTGATTGGTATAGAAGATTAAAAAGAAAAGACTATAGTATCTTTTTTGAAGAATTAAATCGGTGGGGAGTTGAATCACCCCCTAAACTA